ACATACCCAAACACAACGCAGTTCGGAACAGGCGTTCCCATTGCAACGCAACCATACTTGAAATCTGTTTCAGATGTCGCAGTTCAAGAAACTCGTACATTCTGGGATGAGCCGGACCCCAAGTCAACCAAGAAATATGTAAATCCATATCCGTCATCCCAGTATCCTTACAACCATGTGTTTGAATCTGAGTCGGGTCACATAACAGAAATTGATGATAGCCCCAATGCAGAGAGACTCTTTCGTCAACACACATCTGGAACCTTTGAAGAAATTCATCCAGACGGTTCAAAGGTTGTAAAAATTGTTGGTGACAACTACGAGATTATTGCTGGAAAATCAAATGTCTCAATCACAGGTGATGTTAACCTTACGGTTACGGGAAATGTACGCGAGCTGATTAAGGGGAACTACCATCTAGAAGTTGAGGGCGACTACACCCAAAAGATACATAAGAACCATCGTGTTAAGATTGGTGCTGGCACTAGTGGTGGTAATCTTGAAGAAGAAATTCTCGGCAATCACTCCTTCAATATTAAACAGAATGTTAAGGGTCGCATTGGGGAGAAGGTCAACGTCACCACAGAGGGCGATGAGGTTCGGTTGAATAATGGTAACTACAAACTGGGAGTCAAGCTTGATATGACCCTATTGGCTGGAATAAAGGCTGGCAACATGACTCTGAATACAAAAGATAATATGAATATCTCAACTACATCAGGTATCGTATCTGTCAAGTCTGGTAGCACTCTTAATCTGAAGTCTGCGACATTGATGACTATTCATTCAGAAGTAGAGATTGATGCTGACGCCCCCATCATTAACTTGAACTAGGAATAATCATGGCAGAATTTCAATTTATAGTGAATGGAGAATTGGTTACCTACGATAAATATGAGGATATACCTAAAGAGTTTGAACATGTAATTAGATTTATACCCGATGTTCCAGAAGAGCCGCATACTGAAGAAGACCATGAAGAAATGGCACTTTGGAATACTAGGTTACAAGAACTAATGGAGAAAGAACGTGCCCGCAGCAACTAGAATAGGAGATGCAGACGTTGCCCACTGTTCGGGGATGACCCGCGCGGCGGGTTCGCCTGATGTATTTGTAAACGGAATTGCATGGAGTAGAGAAGGGGATAACAACACGGGTCATAAGTTACCACCAGCTGCACCTATTTGTCCAGCTCATTCAGCTCCAATTGCAAGTGGTTCTTCTACTGTGTTTGTAAATGGAAAACAGGCTGGACGTATTGGCGATCCTACTTGCACATCTGTAGCTGCCGGTAGTCCTAACGTGTTTGCTGGAGGATAGGAGAAAAAATGCCTACAATACCAAATTTATGTGGTGCAAGTCTAGAACTTGATGACATTTTAACAAAGTTAGAGGCCTTAGAAAGTGAGATAACCTCTCAGATAGATTCTCCAGCATCAACTGCTGCAGCTGCAGCAGCTGGAAAAGTGACAACAATGAAATCTGCTCTCGATGACCTTGCATTGGACTTACCAGAACTTCCTCCTCTCAATCTTCAAGCAGAGTTGACAAGTCTTCTAGCGTTACCTAAAACTAATATAGGAGAAGTGATTGCATATACTGCTAAATTAGCAAATATTGAAACTAATTTTGGGACGGAGTTAACTTCTTCTGGAAAGAGTTTAACCACACTAGTCACTGATGCCACAGCTGCGTTATCTGGTGGTGGAGATTTGTGTGCAGCAGTTCCTAATTTTGAGAAAGTAGCTGATGGTAGCGCTCCAGCTGTTGAGAAAGCTGCAGCAGTGTTGCAGGCAGCAGTTGCGCCTTTAGCAGAGGAGCCGTCTAAAATTGTTGCAAACCCAAATGTTGTTGCCGTGCGCGCTGCACTTAAAGAAAAAACTGAGAAATTTGCAACCACAGCAAATACTGAGGGCTTTAAAGGCCTTGGCGTTGCGGCCGCAGAATTTACCCCGGCCGGGGCACAGGCAGAAACCAAAAAATCTAAAGAAGTAACTGTGTCACATAACAGCAAATCTATTACAAGTAAGGTTGTCACTGCTAAAGAGTCTGTGGTAAGAACTGAAGTTACTACCGGCGGCGGTACAACAACAACAGTGAGAGCTAATGTTAGTTCCATTGGTTTTTCAAACCATCCTAAAAGAGTGTTTGAAAATATCAAAGGCCCCGCCCCAGATGCATTCGGAGATGGGTTAATATCTTCAAGTGAGGGGTATGATAAAGTTAAATTAAAACATAATCCAATTAAAGTTATATACGTCAGAGCTTGGTCACCCACTGGCAAGAGTGATGGCGGCGCTCGATGGATTACAATATATGAGGATATCTTCGATTCCACGCGCATGATTCATGATGGAGATTTGCGTGATACTTTCGATATTTTGGATGGTGGATTCATTGAAATTAACTCGAAATTTAAGGGCCCGTTTTCAAAATATACCGGATCGAAGAAGCGATATAAAGATGTAATTTATAGAGTAAGATATGAATACAATGATACCTATGATCCAAATATTAAAAAGTATGAAGATGAAGATTGGTGATGTGATATGATTATAAAAAGGAAAAGTATAGTCACCCTAAATATATTATACTGGATGCCGGACCATACCAATATTCTACAGGAGTTTATTTGGCAGACAAACGATATTAATCCAGACTATCCAAGGGTTCATAAATTTTTGAACTTTTGGCACAATAATATTGAAGCGGTAATATCAGAAGTTAGACTTGCAGATAGTTATGAAACAGGATATAGACCAGTGAAGGAAATAATTAATGGATAAGAAGAAATCAAGAGATCAACAAACATCTGCTGGAGAGCGACCCAGTGTTAATAAAAAAATTCTTAATTTGGTGCGTAAGGATAAAACCTTTCTAGTTAAGACTTTAGCTCAACAGAACGCATTTAAGTCGGGTAAGAAGGTTGTGTTGACAGTTCCTAACCCTAATCCTAATGAGACAAATAAACGATTCATTCGTATTGATGCGAAAGATGTTTGGAGAAATGAAGCATATATAATTAAACAAGGATAAATACTTATAAGACTTCTTATAAATAATAAGAACAGGAGTCCATAATGGCAACGCCGACAGCTCATACTGATGCACAAGGCCAAAATAATATTGATCGCAATGCTCAGCAGTATAGAGATTTAGACCTTTTCTTCTCAAGAAAGTCTATGTCTAATGATATTAATAAAGTTACGGATATAACGGCAATCAAGCGTTCTATCCGTAATCTTGTGTTGACAAATCACTATGAGAAACCCTTTCATCCAGAGATTGGCTCTGGTGTGAGGGATATTTTATTTGAACCCATGACTCCATTTATTTCTCATATTTTAAGTATGAAAGTACAGGATGTTATTGAGAATTTTGAACCAAGAGCTCAGATAATAGATATTTCTGCTAGGCCACATATAGATCGTAATGAATATGAACTGACTATAAAATTTTTAATTGTAAACGCACCGGCAGAATTAGTTGAATTAACATTAATGCTAGAGAGATTACGATAATGGCTGTAAATGATACAAGATTAACTGTAACAGAGTTTGACTTTGATGAGGTAAAGAACAACCTTAAAATTTTCCTTAAAGGTCAGACAGATTTCACCGATTATGATTTTGAGGGTTCTGGTATGAGTGCATTGTTAGATGTCCTTGCATACAACACTCATTATCTTGGATTCAATGCAAACATGCTAGCAAACGAGATGTTTCTTGACAGTTCAAGCATACGTTCAAGTGTAGTATCTCATGCTAAAACTCTTGGTTATGTGCCGGGGTCTTCTAAGTGTCCAGTTGCAACAGTTGATATTGTATTGAACACAACTGCTCTTGCTAATGCAACAATGTCGGCCGGCACCATTTTTAAATCAAGTGTTGGTGGAACCTCTTATCAATTTGTAACCGCAACTGATAGAACATCTTCAAATATCGGTTCTAGTATTCCATACTTGAATACCAAAATTTATGAGGGGACATATGTAACAACCAGATATACGGTTGATACTTCAGCTGCTGATCAAAGATTTATTATAACTGATAATAGAGCTGACACATCAACACTAAGAGTTCAAGTTCAAACTTCAGCTGGTAATACAACTGTTACCTCATACACAGAAGCAACTGACATAACTCAACTATCTGCAACAAGTAATGTATATTTTCTCCAAGAGGTTGAATCTGCTAAGTTTGAGGTATATTTTGGTGATGGTTTAATTGGTACTGCATTGTCTGATGATAATATTGTGATTCTTACATATGTCGTTGGTAATAGAGAGGCGGCGAATGGCGCAGCTGTATTTACAAACTCTTCTTCTATTGCGGGGATTGCTGATGTCGCTGTAGCCACTATAGATGTTGCAAATGGTGGTGGTAATCCTGAGTCACTTCAATCAATAAAATACAATGCTCCACTTGATTATGCTGCCCAAGGGAGATGTGTCACTGCCGAAGATTTTAAGGTGTATACAAAACAATTATATGCTAACGCACAGGCTGTCCAAGTATTTGGTGGTGAGGATGGGTCATATGATTCAAGTCTTGGTGTGGTTAGTACAGCA